TTTCCTGTCAAACGTGTATTCAAATCACGTTGGGAAGGTGGTAATATAATGGAAGCTGACTTTGCCCAGCTTGAGTTCCGTGTGGCTGCGTTCCTATCACAGGACAGGACTGCGATTGACGAGGTGACTACAGGCTTTGATGTACATGCATACACTGCGAAGGTTATCAGTGATGCAGGTCAACACATGTCCAGACAGGAAGCTAAGGCACACACATTCGCCCCTTTATATGGGGCAAGTGGATTCGGTAGGACACAGGCTGAAGCTGAGTACTACCAACAGTTCACCAAGAAATACAATGGGATTGCCCAATGGCATACCGCACTAGCAAGTGAAGCATTGAACACAGGCAAGATCACTACACCATCTGGTCGTGAGTTTGCATTTCCTGACGTACAACGTAGACGTAATGGAAGTGTGACATATTTCACACAGATAAAAAATTATCCTGTACAATCGTTTGCTACTGCTGACATTGTACCCATATCTCTGATATACATCGACAAGATGCTAGAGATAAATAAACTTAACAGTTGTATCGTCAACACAGTGCATGACAGTATTGTGATTGACGTACACCCTAACGAGAAGGAGAAGGTACTACGGATCATTAGCCGTACTAATGAAGTACTTACGTCACTGGTCAACAAACGATGGAACTTGGACTTCAATGTCCCGTTGCTATTAGAAGCAAAGATTGGTCCGAATTGGCTTGACACAAAGGACGTAGCCTGATATAACTATAGCTCTGTTAAAACGAAAAGGAGAAACATATGACACTAGTAGAAACATTTAACACTTCAGACTACAATCAAATGGCAGCAACAATGGGTATGGCTGCTGACAGTAAACCTTCACGTGATAGCTCAACGCTTGCACGATTACGTATTAATCACTCACCTATCATGGGTGAGCAAGAGGTTAATGGTAAGAAGGTAAAGCTTGAGGTAGTTTCTGGCGGGACATACAAGCTGGAGATTCCAGATGGTCCGACTTACTATGCGGAGTCTGCTACCATTCGTCCATACATGCAACGGTTTATGTACAAGCGGTTTATAATGGGCAACAATTCCACACCCAATCGTTATGTCAAGACTATCATGGCTGATAATCTGAACATTGATCTCAAGGACAATGACGGTGGGTTCAACTGTGGTAAACCTGCTGGCTGGATCGAAGACTTCAAGGCATTACCACAGAAGACACAAGATCTGATTCGTCAGATCAAACGTGTACGTGTAATGTTTGGTACTGTATCACTGGTAAATCCTGTGGATGCACAAGGAAATCCTGTCGATAAGGAACTGGCAGACACCCCATTCATCTGGGAGATTGAAAACCGTGATGCATTTAAAATGGCTGGCGGTATCTTCACCAAACTTGCCAAGATGCGTAGGCTTCCACCAATGCACACCATCAAGTCAGGTACACAAGAACGCAACTTGCCGAATGGCAATAGTTTCTTCCTGCCTGATCTGGAGTTGGATGTAACAACCTCATTGGATCTGGATGCAGAGGCACAGGAAACGCTTACAAACTTCCTTGCTTGGATCGCAAACTACAATGAGTACATCGTAAATGCATGGGATGAAAACGTTCACAAGCACGATGACATTCCATTCGGTGATGTGGATGATATTATTGATGCAGACATGGAAGAGTTTGCATAATGGATCACCCCGCTGAACTAGCAATACATCAGTACCTTCAGGATGCTGCCAATGGTAAGTCACAAATGTCTGACGAAACTATTGAACGTGTCGCCACTGAAGTTGCTGATGCATTGAAGAGACAGTTTGGCTCTGGTAATAAACGTGACGAGTTTAAACTAAGGATGTCCAACATTGGGCGTCCTACTTGTCAGCTTTGGTTTGAAAAGAACCAGCCTGATAAGGCATTACCAAGACCCACAACGTTTGTAATGAACATGATGATAGGAGATATAGTTGAGGCGGTTTTTAAAGGTATTCTCACGGAAGCAGGAGTACAGTTTCAAGACACTGACCACGTTACTTTGCAGGTTGGAGATAGAGATAATAGTTCTATCAATGGTAGTTATGATCTTGTTATTGAAAATTCTGTAGATGACGTAAAGTCTGCATCTGATTGGAGTTACAGAAACAAGTTTAAATCATACGAGTCTTTGGCAGACAAGGATTCGTTTGGTTATGTTAGTCAACTTGCTGGTTATGCCCAAGCATCTGGGTACAAAGCTGGTGGTTGGTGGGTTATAAACAAAGCCAACGGGCAGTTCAAGTATGTTAAATCTGAGATTGACATGCAACAGCAACTGCGTAAGATAAGAGATACCGTGGAGACTGTTAATGACAATAGTTTCCAACGGTGCTTTTCCCCTGTACCCGAATTGTTTCGGGGGAAAGCAACAGGAAACTATGTGCTTGATGAAGGTTGCAAGTTCTGCGACTTCCGTCAGGAGTGTTGGCCTTCATTGCAAGAGATACCATCCAAGGTATCACAAGCAAAGGAGCCACCTATTGTGCAATATGTAGAAAGGAGTGACGTATGATCGGAGATGCTGAGATCAAGGAGATGCAAGAACACATTAGTGCAATGGAACATGAACTTGCAGCAAAGAAGAAAGCCCTACGTGAAGCTAAATACGCAGGGCTACGTGCAGCTATGCAAGCTCGTAAAGAAGCAGACGAGGCTGTTAGGCAGGAACTAAAGGAGCTAGGTATCACAACCTCTTCCTTTAGCTTTCCTTTAGATCTTCATTGGAAGTTCTAGTGCATTACAAGCAATTCAAAGCTGCTTTAAAGCACGGGTATAGGAGTGGTCTTGAGATAAAAGTCAAAGACTTTTTACGAGAGAACAAGATACCTATCAAGTACGAATGCCTCAAGATAGAGTGGGAAGACTTGATGTATCGCACCTATACCCCTGACTTTATATTACCCAACGGTATCATCGTTGAGGTTAAGGGCAGGTTCACTGCAGATGACAGACGTAAACATATCTGTATCAAGAAACAACATCCTAAACTGGATATACGTTTCGTATTTGAGAGTAGCAAACGCAAGTTAAGTAAGGGTGCTAAGTCTACGTATGCTTCGTGGTGTGAAAAGAATAAGTTTATGTACAGTGACCGTGTAATACCACAAGAGTGGTTGAAGGAGAAAGGTAAAAACATGCACCCAGATTTTATCCAGTTCCCCTTTAAGAAAGTGAAGAGGAGTTAGTATGGCTACAGTTTTTGAGGATATTGATGACAATGATATACTTGTACGGCTATCACCCTTCCTTGATCCTAAAGGAGAATGGACAGGTGAGTTACTTGTAGGACTAGTAACCTCACAGGATAACACATTGTCAGACGATGATTACTTTCATATGATGCAACTTGGGTCTATGCTTTGTGCCTCTGTACCTTTGATGGAAGAGAATGTAAAGTTCAGAGATATGCTTTACAAGTATGCAAAGAATGTGTTAGAAGAAGAGAAGAAACAAAAGAAATCAAAGGTTACGGAACGTAAGGATAACGTAATCAAAGTAAACTTTTGAAAGGAGAGTACGAATGGTAGATGTTGTAAACAACCCACCACACTACAACCAAGCTGGTATTGAATGCATAGATGCCATTCGTGCGGCTACTGGTGATGGGTTTCAGTATTATTTACAAGGTAATATAATGAAGTACCTCTGGCGTTATCGTTATAAGAACGGCCTAGAGGATTTGAAGAAAGCCAGATGGTATCTGGATGCATTAATAGAGGATCAAAGTAATGAGAGTAAAGATACTTTTGACGATTGATCTGGATGAGGATGACTATCCCATGCCAGTAGACGGTATGGTGGTAGAAGAAGTGGACGAAACATTACGTAATCTAATCCATGATGTGGATGGAATGGACGTAAGGACAATGAAAATAATAGTAGAGGATTGACGCATGAACATGAATGATTATCAAAGACAAGCTGCCACAACAGCAATTTATCCTGCATCAGTACAGGTGTTGTACCCTACATTGGGGCTTGCAGGTGAGGCTGGTGAGGTAGCAAACAAAGTAAAGAAGATTGTACGTGATGGTAAGCTTGATAAAGAAGCTATTGGCTCTGAGATAGGAGACTGCCTGTGGTACATTGCAGCTATCTGCAAAGACTTGGGTTTAAAGATGGAAGATGTAGCACAAGCTAACCTTGACAAGCTACGTCAACGTCAGGAGAAAGGCACACTGTCTGGATCGGGAGACACAAGATGAGCAACTATCTACCCACAGACTATCAGTCTTTCATACACAAATCACGGTACGCAAAATACTTTGATGGATATGGTCGTGAGACATGGGACGATACAGTAACACGTTACTCAGCTAATGTTATCTCTGATCTTGTACCTTCAGAATTAAAGTACGAGATAGAGCAAGCTATACTTGGGCTAGAGGTAATGCCATCCATGAGAGCCATGATGACTGCTGGCCCTGCATTAGAACGTGACAACACTGCTGGGTATAACTGTAGCTACCTACCCGTAGATGATCCTAAGTCCTTCGACGAGGCTATGTTCATCCTTCTCTGCGGTACTGGTGTTGGCTTCAGTGTTGAGAGACAGTTCATCAGTAAGCTCCCTGAAATCCCTACTCTCTTCCAAAGCGATACTACTATCGTTGTAAAGGACAGTAAGGAGGGATGGGCTAAGGCGTTTAGACAATTGTTGGCACTCCTCTGGGCTGGTGAGATTCCCAAGTGGGATGTCTCTCTTGTACGTCCTGCAGGTGCAAGACTAAAGACGTTTGGTGGTAGAGCTAGTGGACCTGCACCTCTTGTTGAGTTGTTTAACTTTACTGTAACCACATTCAAGAATGCACAGGGCCGTAGACTATCCAGTATAGAGTGCCATGACCTGATGTGTTTTATTGGTCAGATCGTAGTGGTAGGTGGTGTACGTAGATCAGCAATGATCAGTCTATCCAATCTAAGTGATGACCGTATGCGTCATGCTAAGTCAGGTCAATGGTGGGAGACTGCCGCACACCGTGCCTTGGCAAATAATAGTGTTGCATATACAGAGAAGCCTGATGTAGAAACATTCATGCGAGAGTGGACTGCACTGGTAGAGTCTAAGTCTGGAGAGAGAGGAGTATTTAATCGTGAAGCATCTAAGAAACAGGCTGCTAAGTATGGTAGACGTGATCCTAACTACGAGTTTGGCACTAATCCATGTAGTGAAATCATTCTTCGTCCATATCAGTTCTGTAATCTTACAGAAGTTGTGGTCAGGGCTACAGATACTATCGACAGTCTTAGTAGAAAGGTCCGTCTTGCAACCATTCTGGGAACTATTCAATCAACCTACACCAAGTTCCCATATCTGCGAAAGGTGTGGCAGCGCAATACAGAAGAGGAACGACTGCTTGGTGTGTCTCTCACAGGGATAATGGATAACCCATTAATGACCACACAAAATAAAGGATTGGAGAAAACCCTTGACCATTTACGTAATATCGCTGTTGAAACGAATGCTGAGTGGGCGGCTCATCTTGGTATCAATGCTTCTGTTAGCATTAGTTGTGTTAAGCCATCTGGTACAGTCTCCCAACTCGTCGACTCAGCCAGTGGAATACATGCCAGACATTCCCCCTATTACATCAGAACCGTTAGAGGCGACAACAAAGATCCCTTAACACAGTTTATGAAAGATCAGGGAATACCAAACGAACCTTGCGTGTTTAAGGGAGACACAACTACAGTCTTTAGTTTCCCTCAGAAGTCACCTGCAAATGCAGTAACACGTAATGATATGACCGCCATAGAACAATTGGAGATGTGGCTTACGTATCAACGACACTGGTGTGAGCACAAGCCTAGTGTGACTATCTCTGTACGTGACAGTGAATGGTTAGAGGTAGGTGCATTTGTGTTCAAACACTTTGATGAGATGTCAGGTGTGTCATTCTTGCCACACTCTGATCATACTTATCAACAGGCACCGTATCAGGACTGTACAGAAGAAGAATATAATGCTTTACTGGCTAAGATGCCTGACCGCATTAACTGGAATGCACTATCAGAGTACGAGCAAGAAGATAACACAGTTGCTATGCAGACTATGGCTTGCTCTGGTGATGTATGTGAAATCGTAGACTTAACATAAAGGAGAAATACAATGGAATTAATTCAAATGCTTGCAACTACACTCGTTACACTAGGATTACTTGCGGAAGTAGGAATACCTATGATCGAAGGTACATGGGAAATAATCAAAGAAGCAGCTAACGTATACTAGGAGACTATGATGCCAGTAAGAAAACAGTTTAGTACCGCATTGTATAATGCATATGATACCCCTGCAAAAGAAACACTCGTGACTTACTTAAAAAGTGTAGGTCACGAGATCATAGATACAAAGGAGAATTACACAGTTGATGTAGTGTCCACTAAGGAAGACTATACATACTTAAACGAAGCAGAGGTAAAGATTGCGTGGTCAGGTGATTGGCCTACTCATTGGGAAGATATACGTATTCCAGAACGCAAGACCCGACTGTTAGAAAGATACGAAGGGGATAACGGTGTACTAAATTTCTACATCTTTCGCAAAGATCTTAAACAAGCATGGCGTATCAAAGATACCAGCCTTACAAAGGATCGACTGCGAGAAGCATATGGTAGAAACATTATAAAAGGAGAACAGTTCTACCATATACCTTACACTGAAGCAAC